ATTCACGAGTCTTACAATGTTCATATCTCAATCCGGCTTGATAATATCGTCTACAGAGCAAATATCTTTTTTGGAAAAGCCAAACTTTTTGCAGGCAGCACTGAACATAACAACCACACCCTTTGCACCATAAAGACCACCAACCGCAAGAATGCCATAAGTTATTGGCCCGTCTGGAATCTCCATCCATTCAATAATTCCGCCCCAGAAAACACCACAGAAGAACACCAAGAAGGGCTCAAGCAAGAATTCCCTGAACGTCGGGAACCGCCTTTTTATGTGCGACCAATAGACAAAACGACCAATTAATATTGATGCAAAATAGAGAAAGCTTGCATAGTAATCCTTCGCCACGGCTATCATTTCATTCCAAAATCCTATGTCTCTATATGGCATCTACACACGCTTAAACTTATTAATTGCTCTTTCCATTAAACAATAACCCAAAGTTTTATTTAATGAAAGAGTTGAGCAATCATTTATTAGCGGTATAGCCTTCTCGCCTATCCTTTCGGCTAGTATGTTATCATCTTCTTTGTTTATGTCAATTCCGGTGTCAACAAAAACATACTCAGAAAGGTCTAATAGTTCTGTTTTTTTCTTCGTGAACCTGCGCTTGTGAACAAAGTAAGAATTTTCACCAGCAACTAAAACTCGACCACCATACAAAGCGCACGTTCCAAATCTTAGAACATTTCCGGCCTGCATTGCATTTTTAACCGGAGCAAGAGCGTACATGTAAGTTTTATCACTGAAGTCATCGGACTTTGGTTTAAACAAAAACGCTGTCTTAATCATCCAGACGCAAAAAGCCATAAAGGCCATTATCAAGGGCCAGAATCCTTGATCTAGGTACACCCCCGACAAGTTAGTCACTGTGCTTAGAGATACGTAGAGGCCAAGAATAGCAATCATTGCCTGCGCGTTTCCGTTCCTAACGTTAGGCCACGCAATAGCGCACAAACAAATAATGCTCAGGTCGTGAAATACCCAAGCAGCGAACCATTGATCCTCAAAAAAGTAATGAGCGAACTGAAAATACATCAAGCCGCCCATCAACATCGTCATCATTAAAACCCATCGGTTTCAATACCTGTTAGCAACGCCAAATATCCAGCGTAACTTGTCAACCCTGATGCATTTGCCGTGGCCGCAACATCAGATGTACTAACCGATGTTGACGCACCGGTGACCGGATTTGCAGAGTTTAGGCCATCACCCGATCCGCTACTGTCGTTGCAATAGACAGACAAGATCAAGTCGCTCGATTTGTCCCATGTGAAATCAAGCCAGTCGCTTGATATTGATCCTGCTGCCGGGACCGTGACAGCATCAGACCCGTTGAACTGAATTTTTGTCAAACCTGACGCATCCCAAACATCCCCAGATTCGCTTGCTTGCCCGATAAACGCCTTCGACAGCACCAGCGGTTCAGAAGCATCCCCGCCAAACGTTAACCTCATCTTTGTTACAGGCCCCGACGGAGCGGTGATAACGGATGCAGGGATACGGACTTTAATTGTTTTGGTGCCCACGTTGCCGAACTTTCCATTTTGTGCAACCGAAAAGATACTAGCGGTTTCCTCGACTGGCGGATCAGGATCAGGGGCCGCAGGAGATTCAACAATCGGCGGAATGTGACAATAAACCGAAATATTGCCTTCATGCGTCCCATCCATGTATGGACGTGAATATCCAATGCAAACGTTGCGTTTCACCACGCCAACATGACATGCAACCCCGTTATTATCGGGAATGTCTTCCGAAATAACACAAACATTACCCGTCAATTCAGGCTCGCCAACCGACGCGTGGTTTGCGGCCCGCCAGAAGTTCACGAACAGATTGTCCTTGATTTTATGCCCGCCGCCACTTCCGCCGAACACTCCATAGCTGTTTATCTGCGGCACAGAGTTGATGGCAATGCAGCGTTCCATGGTTCCGCCGATACAAGTCGCCGCAAAATTGACTGGCAAACCCTCACCTGCCCCAGACCCGACATACCCAGCTTGGTAATACATTTCCTCAAACTGGACCCCATAAACTACAGGGCTTGAACTATCACATTGAATTCCTATAGCATATTTTTCATCAGTAACACCGGCAATGCTGCCGCACTTTCCACCGATCACCGAGCAATTCGCTGCTGCAAGCCACGCCCCGATATAGCGATTTCCGCTCAAGTCGATATTAACGATCTCTGATCCGTCACCTTCAAGTTTTATGCCGACACGCGCCCCTGTAACTTTGCCGCCCCCAATGCTGTCACCGACAATAGAGTTTGAACCTTGAGCGATAACACCGTAATTCCATGCGTTTCCTCCGCCGCCGACGTCAACGGTGTGGCCCGCAAGATCAAGAAAAGCAGTACCTGTGAAAACAAGACCACCAGCAATGTCTTGAGAAAGCTTGTAGGTTCCAGACCCGTAGGTCCCGGAAGATGAAATCAATGTCATTGCTGTTTTTCCAATCCATCTTCCGTCGAGTTCAAAACCATACCTGTTTGATAGTCACCTTCAGCAACAGTGAATATCTCGTTAGGTTGTAATTCCCAATCCCGCTCAATAGCTCTCGCAGATACTGGATTTCCCAATCCGTTACTTGATATTGCCCATTCCATATTAGAATCTCCAACCACGAACACTGATTGAACCTTGGGCGTTAACTCCACCTACAAAATAATAGATTTGCTGTGGGGTCAGCAACGGCAACTCATTGCTTGCCACGTCAAATGTAACCGTTCCGGTTTCAACTTTCAGTCTAGAAACACCGTAAACGTCACTTGAGTCGGGTATCACAGACAAGGCAATATCTTGCTGGCCGCTCGATGAATTCAGAATAAGAGACAAGGAAACTGTAGTCGCCGTTGTCGGTATGGCGCTTGACAAGCTAACTAGAGTTGGTGTCGTTGCAGTTCCAAATGCGAGAACAGATGCAATAACTTGAAGAACCAAATCCCCGCGCTGCAAAAACCCCCTGAGGTCACTGCTGCTGTCGTTATACACGGCACCAACATAACCCTTATGAGTGTAACCACTTGGCAAAGTCGGAGACGTGTCACTTGTTGACATCAATCCAGCAACCGTAGACCCGTTGGTTATGACCCACAAATGATACCAAGTGCTTGGAGCCTCAGATCCAGAATCCAATCCGTTAACGCCAGAAACGGTTATATCAACAGTAAGGTTAACATTTTCAACCCTTACTTTCCCACCACTCCCATCATCTAAGACTAAAGCCCCTGCGTCAATATCGACAGTTGAAACAGTGACCCACTTGTTAATAAGAGACTCATACGGAGCAAGGGTATTTGGCCCAGCAACCTGAGTTGAACCTGAAGATGAAGACCACGGCTGCAATAGCCAAGCACCAGAACCACCATCGGCTGATGAATCATACCTAACCTCGACCGGTCCATTAGTCGTGATCTCAGTCGTAATCGCGCTTCCATCGTTGTTTAATAGTTTTTTTGTGCCGAGCAATCCGCCTGACGTCTGACCAATGTTCAGAGTCGAATTGGTGGTTGATGCGTTTGCTGGCGTGAACCAGATAGTTGCCCCATCCATGTTGGCGTAATCTGAAGGTATTTTTACGCCAGAAGAACCCGATATAGGGGTTACTTCGTATGTATTAGCCGACCCTGAATCTACAAATCCTTGAGATTTAACCCCATGCAGGAACGCAGATTCAGCCATTTGCAACAGGTTGCTGTCTGATGTGCCATCATCTGTGCTTAGAGACTGACCAGAACGAGAAACAAGATTCTCGGCTTCACCAAGAAAGTTGTTGATGTTTGTAGCGCCCAAAAAATCAGTAGCGGCCGGATCGTTTCCTGCCGGATCGTTTACAAAGGTTCTGAAATTACGCATTTTCTACTAAGACCTTGTTTCAATAATTAGGTATACATTAGCCGGAATTACCTTCTCTAGCAAGCATCGTATTCTATCCTCATCAATACCGCGAACAAGCTGTTGGGGTAATTTATAGGGCAAAGACTCCCCGCCACGGTCAACTTCAGCAACCAAGATAAATCTTTTTGCAACATCACCTATTAAGTGTTGAGGCAATCTGTACGGCAAAGAGTAATAAGGCTTGCCCGGATATAGGGTTACGGTTATCCCATCCAGAAAAGCGTTAACAAATGACTGAAGCTCTGACAAAGTTACAAGTGGTGACTTCTTTATTCTGTCGAGAACAAGCTGGCGACGGGTTTCAATGTCAGTTACAACCCCGAAGCACTCGTCAGGAAGCCCAACAGACTTTTCCCATTCATCAATGAGCAAAGTTGTTTGATTGATATCAAACTCTTCCGAAAGCTCCTCAATCAACTGTTCAGTAGTGTTGATCGGGGTTGACATGCCGTAAACGAGGCCACGAAGATTTGTATCTTCTTTGTATTTGGATTCCCAAGCGATACCATCAGGCATATGGGATGCTAATTCGTTAGCCGTGCCCTCTCTGTTCGGAGCCTTGAATATCTGCTTTGTTATGGTCATTAGAATGACACCGTTCCTAAGACTGCAATTTCACCTGAAGATATTGAGATTGTCCCTGATGGAGCAGAAAGCGAGAACGAGTCAATTTCTGTTCCGGTTGTCGTATCTACCGTGTTATTGATTGCCCCAAGATAATCCGCCTCAGTAACGTCATCTTCAAAATCTACGCTATCATCAAAGAACGCCTGAAGCTGGTTTTCAATTGCAGTTCTCATTGTGGGAGTGTCAGGTGTGATGGATGTGAAAGTAAAATCAACCTCCACTGGCGTTGGGGCAAATACGAAAACATCAGCCTCAGAAGTGTTTGCTGGCATTGCCCCGTTATCAATAATGGCCTGCTTTGTGTTTGCCAAAACTGTAGCAGTAGGGATTATGTTTGCATCACCGTCACGCAGAACGTAAACAAAGACCTGACCGGGGGCTGGAGCAGATCCCGGAGATGGCGCAGGGTCCGCAACTGACAAGGTTGGCGTAACAACAAACGCCCTAGTGTTACCAGCAACGCCAAGAGCGGCAAGCTTTACCTGATCGGCTGTAAATACACCTTCAATAATAGATCGTGAAAGCAATATCCTAGCGCGATACTCATCATCCGTCTCAATATCAGACCCGCCTGATATTCCGTCAAACTGTGCGGTTCCAGTGCCATCTGCCCCTGTAATGGCGGAAGATAGGTTTAGAACAGAACCGGCATCCAGATTAGTGCTAGAACCGGTCGTGGTGCATGAAACATTTGCATTGGCATAAGTGGAAGTATAGGAGATGGTTCCAGTTGCTGGTGTCGCCGGAGATCCTGAAATCTGAAATGTAAACTGATCGCGCGCGGTAACGGTTATCGAAAATGTTCCATTATATTCCGCCTGATCTGCGCCTGATATAGTCACTTCAAGGTTACTTGCTAGGGAGTGGTCAGCCGCCATCGTTGCGGTTGCAGTTGTCCCAGATCGCGTAATAGAACTAATAGCCTGACTAACATTCTGAATAACCGCTACTGCGGATGTTTCATATTCAAGTCCGTTAGAACCGTTGAATATAGTCAGAGCAGGAATTACCGTTCCGTTAGTTCCGGGTATAGAAAGATTACCCTCAGCCGATGATGCGGGGTTTCTTGTTAGGTCTTCGTAATCACCCCATCGCTCAAGGTAAACACCACCGGCAAATTGAGGAAACAACTGGAACGAAAGATCACGAATTTTTAGCTGGTTTGAATACGCCAAGGCAGAAGCCGAATCAATCATCGGCCTTGCAAATGATCCGAAAACAGTAGGATCAACTTCTGGAATACGACGCCTTAGCTCGGCACGACCTTGACCAGATAGCGTTGCATATGTTTCAAAGTTCAGAGCCACGAGTATTATCCCAAAGAATTGAATAAGATTTTGTTTCGCCGGTAACGGTTGTTATTTCAATGTTAAAACTTACACCTTTTGCGGTTACATTGGCAACACTTGCACTAACTGACTTTGCTATTCCATCTTCTACCATCCAAGCCAAGCAGTTATTTGCAGCAACTTCAATTTGATTGATTATGTCTCTTGTTATCCTTGATTGCTCATATAGCCACAATATTGATCCAAGGCCACGCCCCACATCAGCAGTAAGAATATTACCAACCCAACCGCGACGACTAAACGCAGTTGCTACGTTTGATGCGGGCGCACGGTCATCGGTGAACAAAGAAACAATAATTGCTGTCTCAAACCCATCAACAGATTCGAAGTTTTGATCAAAGACAGAAAGATCGTAAATTCCGTCTGCATTTTTTTTAAGTCTAAGGTCTTGCTTCATACTGGAGGTCCCGTATTAGATGCACCTGACTGAACCCCGCTATGAACGTGAGTTTTGAGACTTTTACCATCAGCCGACACATCTCCACCAGTCACCACTAGGCCCGCCGCAGTAAAGTCAAAGGTAGTTCCGCCAACATCGAAAGAAACTGAGTTTGACGCGGTTACAGAAACATCACCGCCAGAAATAACGGTAACATCTCCACCAGCGGTTAGAGAGGCACTCCCACTTACAATCACCTGAGTGTTTGCAACTGAATTAACCAAAACATCGCCGTTCTCTTTGAAGTAAACGTATGAACCAGTTACATAGTTTCCAACCGCAACCTCACCCTCGGAAAGGTTCTTTAAGGTTCTGTTTTTGGGATCGTCTGCAATCCCTATTGCGTTAGACTCAAGTCCATTTTGCGCAAACAGCATTGCTATTGAACCAGCAGGAGGGTTATGCATCACACCATACGGTGTAAAAAGCGTTCCCTTCTGTGGGTTTGTGTCACTTTTACCCTCATATGAAAACCAACCATCACGCAGGTTTACGCTATCGTCTGAACCGATAACCTTAGCCATCTTGAAGATTGATTTAAGTCTCTGCAATATGTTGTAAGGGATACTACTCAACGCTGGAACCTTACGCTTGTATCTGGGGTTTGGCGCTGCAAATTATTACCTTGACGCGCCCGTCTCGTGTCAGTCTCGTTATCAATTCGTACATTATACGCTTCTGGCGGCGCCATTGAAATAATACAATTCGTTCCGCCAAGAATATCAACAGAATATTCTACAGATCGAATAAGCATAATCCCCCGGATACCCGCAAAATCATCCTTCACAGAGACTAGTTGCCCAAAATCCCATAGCTCGCCATTTTTCTGAGAAACGCCAACAACAGTCACTTTATAGTCGGTGCTTCTAGCCTTCCTTACATTGGCCTCTTCAACCGCACGATTGCCACTTTCTGAATTGCCCATAGACTCCTCGGACTGCAAGTTCAGGAATCTGCTTTCCCGTATTGCTGAATCGGTAGCTTCACCACCCCGACTTGTCGAATCATCTTCGTAGTCACTCAAGAACCCAAAGTTGTCTTGAGACGAAACCTTGTAAGTCCTGAATCTGTTCTGATGATCGAATGAGACAGAATAATTTTTTACATTGTTGTTAGTGTTGTTAATCTCATGGGTGATAGAAGATGAAGCCCTAACCAATCCCGGACGGTAAACCAAAAGTCTACCATCGCCACTTGCCACTAGGTATACTTGTTTCTTGCGGGCAAAAGATGTCAGATAATCAATGCAAGATTTACCCGCATCAGCCGAAACACCCACATCGGCCTCAAAAGAAAACTCATCACCGGAATCCTCAAACAGAACCGGCGATCCGATAGAGTTTACAACCTCAATATCCGCACCAAGATCGGCAATAACTTTTTCACACATCCCAACCATTGAAACGGGAGTCGGAATATTCTTTGCCGCGTCTGGAACAGATGAATCAATCAAATCGCAAGTGTTGTCACGCCCCGAAACCTCAACGGTGTGCGTGTCGTCATCCATTCGACCAATTACACGCTCCGCAAATCCGGTAATCTTTGGCTTTCCATTAACAACAACCTGAACCTTATCCCCTGCTTTTACAGGATACCGCGCCGGGGTTGTGTTTGATGAAGTGAACCGAAACGCGCCTGAATTGGCGTCAATTGATCTTTGAACGCTTGCTGTCTCCCAAAGCTCAAATTTCTTGCCGTTTACACGAATTTCAAAACTCACGTTCTAAACACCGTAGTTTGACCCTCAATCATCGTCGCTGCGTCATCGGGGTTTAAGTCACGCAGCTCTAGCCCGCGATTTGCCAATGCAACATCATCGGTAAATTCCTCGGCGTTCAGCTTGTATGCAAGAACAAAGGAAGAAACCGGAGCACCCAGATTGATTGTTGTGGTATCAAATGTTTGCTGTCTTTTCTGATCCAGAACAGCCAAAGAAGCAAGCCTTACATCTTCAACAGCAGTTCTTACGTTAGAATCAGACTGTATAAGTTCAGAATCCTGCGTATCGACACGCATTAACTGTTCATGTGCGTTTTCAAGTTCCTGCCTGACTGTATTCACATCATCAATGGTTCTGTACTCATTAGCCGCCGCAACCTCATAAGCCGCTATAAGTGCGTTTATACGTGTTGTATATACAATGCTCTCGCGATTTGCGTTACGCTCAATCCTTCCTTGAGTTGTCGCAGGCCACAAAGGGACACTAGCGCCAGAAGCATCAGAAACATAATCCCCACGAATGTCTGACAATCTCAGCGCCAACCCAGCGCCAAAGTTCGTCAAGGATATCAAGTCACCAAAAGCTGAGCTTAGTGGACTTTGAAACGTATTGAGAAGGTCAAGCCCCTGATTAAGGCTAAACGTTCCTGTAGCTGCGCTTTCAGATGCAACCCTACTAAGTCCCAAGCTGATGTTCTGCCAGAAACCGGGATTGTTAACATCTGAAGCCCCGACGAATGTTGCGGCCAAATCACCGCCACTTCTAATCAAAGACGAGGCGTTCAACTGCGTGTTCTGGATAATTCGCCCAACCTTGCTCAGTGTTTCAACCGGTAGGGTGTTCTTTATTTCTTCGTATGAATCTGCAATTGCTTGCTGAAAATCGTACTCAGCAACCGACGCATTAGCCGCCGTGTCAGGGTTTATCCAATCACTTGCCAATGTGTTTTCGGTCTGCAACCTAGCTTCATCACCAAGCTGATACACTTCCTCAACATCAACAGGCGATTGAGCCGGACCCGCAGCAGGGCGACCTGCGGCAAACTCAAGGTTGAACGCTATTTCACCAACAGACTGTTGGCTTGCATCAATGGAATACGGAAGCGCATAAACGTTTTGCGTTCCAAAAACCGGAAGCGTAAGGCTACCAGCCCCAGACTCATTCAGGGCTTGTCTTAGGGCATCTGACCTAGCCTTGAAGTCCGATCCAGTTACAAACGCCCTGACAGTGAATTTAGGCGGCAGTTGCCCCAAGTCCTCAACAAATCGCTCGCTTGAGTTTACGTACTCATGCAATACGATCTTTCGACCCTCTTCAGGTAGGATTTCACTCCTTACGAGGAACGGTATTCCCTTGAATGATGCCGGTAAAAGCTGTCTTGTTAGATTATCTGTCATTCAACCATCAATCAAAAGGATTCCACCAGCTATCTCCTTGACTTCCTGTGTTCAGGCCAATCTCAGAGGATGTAACTTTTGAGCCGGGAGCAGCAGCGACTTCAATTCGCCCCGACATATTCATGTTGTTGTTAACTCTTGCGGCCTTTTGATCTGCGACACTTTTTGTCGCCTCGTCATCACCAAATCCAAAAAAGCTTTTCGCATCTGAAATGCCGCCAGAAAAAGTTTCTTTTATGCTTCCAAGATTAGAAGACACGCTTTCCAAAGCCTGCATCGCCCCGCCATTTACTAACGAATCCACTCCCTCAACCAGCATTTTTACGTATTGCACTGCAGCCTTTAATGGAACAAGCATAATCTTTATTGCTGTTCCAATTTTATCTAGAGCCCACGCAAACCCGTCAAACGAATCTCCACCGTTTTCTACTACACCGAAAAGATCAAGGATTGGCGATATGGCCTTTCCGGCTTCGCTTGCTATTTCTTTGACCATTTGAATAACGGGATGACCTGTGTTCCACCAATAGACAAAACCCGCAGCAAGACCCGCAACGGCAGCGGCGATCAACCCAAACGGAGAAAGAAGGACAGACAGAGACATTGCCAAGGCACCAAGCCCCATAGCAAGAATAGGGATTATGGCGACAAGAGAAGCTATTGCCGCTCCGAACTTAATTAGGGCAGGATTGTTATTGATAAATTCTTTCATGACCTTTCCAGCCGCCACAAAGAATTTTGCCAAAACCACAACTACAGGCTTTATGACATCCCCAATTGCCTCAAATGTATTTACCGCAACGGCCCTCAAAATACTAAATACGGTGCTTGATCGACCAGCCCTATTTTCAAGCTCCCTCATCATAGAGTTTAGAGCACGATCAC